CCGGGAAAGCATCGCAGAACGCTTTATTGACCCTAGAGCAGGCGGGACACAGGCAATCGGCAGGGATGGCGGAACAAGCCTGATTGACCTTTTGCAGGAGGACCCAGACCCGATGTGGTTCACTCCTGCCGCAGGTCTGCGAGTCGAGGAGGGAATCAGCATTATCAATGACTGGCTGGCCTGGAACAAGGATGAACCCTTGCTTGCCCTTCATAATGAGCCTAAGTTGTATGTCAGTGATAACTGCCGCAATCTTATTTATTCACTCCGCGAGTGGACAGGAGCAGACGGAGACAAGGGTGCAACCAAAGACCCGGTTGACGTTCTGCGATACCTTGCGGTGATGAATCCGTCAGACGAAACCATTTCAAGTTACCAACCTCAGGGACAGATCGGAAGCTACTAATGAACTACAAGAACAGCACCAACGGTGATAAGCTGACGTTTTACAGTGAAACGCCAGATGTGAATGAGCTTTCAACGGAATTGACCCGTTGCCTCTATACCACGGCAGACTTGGAACGTCTCACCAATTCAGATGACATCCGTTTTTGCCGGTGGTCTGGTCAGTCCGATGACGGGAAAAAGCATTCTGAGAACCTCCCGAACAATCGCCAGGCATTCCCGTTTGAAGGAGCTTCTGACGTTCGTAATCGCCTGGTTGATTCCACCATCAACGAGCTTTCATGTCTGCTTACGACAAGTTTTGAGCGCAGCCAGCTTGCAATCACTGCCACGGATTTCAACGACATGGCTGCGGCATCAGGTGCCAACACGCTGATGAACTGGATCACAACTCAAAAGCTGCGTGCCGACATCGCCAGGGAGGCTGAATTAGGTTCACAGTATGGGCTGCACTATGGCTGGACCATCTTTCACGTTGGCTGGGATCAGCAGCTAGGAACACGCTTTCAGTCTATCACAATGGACGAAATCGGCGCTATTGCCCAGCAGATGCAGGGATCATCCTTGGCTGACCTGCCCGCTCTTATCGCCAACAAAGAGAGCGCAGACCTTGCAGCACAGCTAATTACCGCAGCCATTCCGCAATACAGCGTTAAGGATGCGAAGAAGCTGGTCAACGAACTGCGTGAAACTGGTGTTGGTAAGATCGAAGAAACCTATGTGCGCAGGAACCTGCCGATGGTGACGGCTTTGAAGCCGTTCGATGAGGTGGCTTTTCCTCCTGAAACGATTGACCTTCAGAACGCCAGGGTCATCTTCCGCCGTGTCTATATGACCGAGGTTGAGCTTCGTTCCCACATCAAAGATGACGGCTGGGACGAGGCTTTTGTTGACCAGGCCGCAAACACGGCTGGCAAGCAGTCATGGTATTCTGACCCGCTCGACAGTATCACGACCTTGGGATCCGCTCCTATCGTTCGGCAGGATAACCTGATCGAGATTGTGTATGCCTATGCCCGCCAGATTGGACCTGATGGAGTCGCAGGCATCTATTGCACCGTGTTCAGTCCGCTCGTTCAGGAAGGACTTTTCGCCAAGCATGAACTGCTTGATTATGCCCATGGTGATTATCCTTTCGTCGAGTTTCGGCGTGAAGTAGTCCGCAGGCCAATCACTGAAAGCCGTGGCATTCCTGAAATCGCTATGACCGATCAGGACGAAATCAAGGCGCAGCATGACAGCATCCGTGACCGGACTGCTTTTGAGACGCTGCCGCCGATGAAGGTTGTGAAGCGAATCGGCCAGATCAACAAGATTGGCCCAGGCGTTCAGCTTCCTGTAACCCGTCCAGATGATTACTCCTGGCTTGAGGCTCCTGGCCGTGCTCCTACGACTGCGTTCAACCTGATTGAGCGAGTCGAGAACAATCACGCCAATTACTTCGGCCTGAACCGCATGACGGTTATGCCGCTCAAGTCGCAGCTTATGCAGCAGCAGCTTGTGAACCGCTGGCTTGCCACCTGGAGCCGTGTGTACTCTCAGATGTTCAGCCTGTGCCTGCAATACATGCCGCAGGAGGAGATTGTCAGGATTACCGGCGTGCCGCTGAACCAGAACATCACTGATATTGCTGGGAACTTTGATTTCATCATCCGGTTTAATATCCAGACGCTGGACAATGATCTTGTGGCTAAGAAGCTGCAAGCCATCTCTCAGTTTGTCGTTCCCCTTGACGCTGGTGGCGTGCTTAACCGCAACAAGCTGATCCAGATGATTATTGAGGCAGTTGCACCTGAATCTGCCCGTGAGCTTATTGTTGACCAGACTGCCGCCTCTGAACAGATGTTCAGGGATGTGCAGACTGATATTGGCATGATGATGCTGGGCAATGAGCCGATGTATCGTGAAAACGATCCGACAGCACAGGCAAGGCTGCAATATGCCCAGGATGTCATCAGCAAGAATCCGAAAGCACAGCAGGCCGCACAGGCTGACCCTGTTTTCCAGACCTTGCTGAAGAACTACGTCCAGAACCTTCAGATGAGCATCCAGCAGCAGCAAAATGCTACCATTGGCAGGCTGGGAGTAACACCTGTTAGCGAACAACTCAATCAGCAGGCATGAACGAAACAGACGTAATCGAAGCATTCACCCTAGCGAAAGGGCCGGTGGTGTTCTGGGAAGCGCTAAATGCCGTGATCCAGAGCGAGCATAACAACGCACTAGCCAACCTGCTGGACATCGCAAACACCGGAGAAGCCAGGGCGCATTATGCTGGACAGGTCGCCGCTCTCATTGACCTGCGTGCCATTATCCATGAATACGCGGAACGAGCCTCGATAGAGGTCAAATTCAACCCTTGACCCACTATCACGGCATATTAGCTTTGCACAAGTTTCTTGGTGTCTCAAACCATGCCTTCCGACCTCTGAACGGTCATTAAACCTTCTGCAACATGCCCGAAAACTCCGAAACGGTTAGTGAACCCTCCAAAATCACGATGCCCCAAAAGCCGATTGACACCGAACAGTTGACCGGACTTCTGCGCCAGTCCCTTTTCGCTGATGAAGAAAAGCAGCCTGCTCAGGCTGAGACTGAGACGGAAACCGAAACCGAGGACACCAGCGAAGCAGATGATGCCGAGCAGGAAACCGAGGACACGGAAGCCGAAAACGAATCTGAAACCGAAACTGAAGAGGCTGACAAAGCCGATGAGGACAAGGAGACGGAGGAAGAAGCCGAGCAGAGTTCAAAAGGTCTGCCAAAAGGCGTCCAAAAGCGTATTGATAAACTCACTGCGCAGAAAAAAGACGCTGAGAAGCAGATTCACGAGCTTACCGAAAAGCTGAAAGAGCTAGAGTCATCGGAAAAGCCTGTTGAAAAAGAGGTCATTCCAGTTGGCAAAGATTTGAACCCGTATTTTGCGCTTCAATCAGAGCGTGAGGTGCAGGATGAAATCAAAAACGCTCGACAGGTTAGACGGTGGGCTGAAGAGAACGCTGACGGTGCTGTTGTAAAAGGCAAAGATGGACAGGAAGTCGAGTATTCCGCTGAAGAAGTCAAGAAGATTCGCCTGAACGCCATTGATGCACTGGAAGAATACCTTCCTGCGCAGCTTCAATACGTTGCAGTCCGCAAGCAGTTTGATGCTGAAGCAGAGAAAGAATATCCCTTCTGGAAACAGCGTCATAGTCCTGAATATCAGTTTGCAAAGGAACTTTTGCAGGCGTTCCCAGAAATCCAGAAGTTCCCCGATTTCAAAATCTCTATTGGAGACTTGATCGAGGGGCGAAAGGTCAGGGAAAGCAAGGCAAAGAAACCAGCGCAGCCTGTTAAGAAGGCACCAATGACGCCGAAAAGCACATCTGCACCTGCCTCTGTGACTTCCAAAGCCGCTAAGTCTAAATTCGCTGCGGACAGCTTCCGAAAAGCTCCAAACGAATCAAACCTGAAGGCACTCATTGCCGAAAGGTTCCTCTAAACAAAACTCAATCAAAGAAAACTAACTATCATGGCCGCTCTTTTTGAACGCTCTCAGGTTGGCAAGCGCGAAGATCTTGCTGATTACATCTCCCTCGTTGACGCTAAGGATACTCCTATCGTCTCCATGGCCCCCAAGGGCAACAAGCCAGGTAACACCCTGCTTCAGTGGCAGGCTGACAACATGCCCGCTGCGGTGACCACTGGTTCGGTTGACGGCGTGGACGTGTCCAGTTACGAAAACCTGAACAGTGGTCGTGCTATCATCAGCAACTATATTCAGGTGTTCCAGCGTGCAATTCGTGTGTCTCCCCTTGCGGTTGACGTTTCGGTTGTCGCCGGTCTGCGTGACGAACTTGCTGGCATGGTCGCCAAGGGCATTAAGCTGCTCAAGCGTGACATGGAAGCCACGGTTTCCAGCAACAACGACGCCCAGGCTGATAACGGCACCGATCCTTACCTGACCAAAGCTCTTGGCACTTGGATCAGCACCAGCGGCGGTTCTACCCTTCAGGTTCCCTCCGCTTACCGCACGCCTTCGGCCAGCATCGCCACCACTGCGACCGCTAGCCTGACGGAAACCAACATTCAGGCCGTGCTGACCTCCATTTACGGTCAGACCGGCACCTTCAAGGAATATGATGGCGTTGTCGGCACCAACCTGAAGCGCGCCTTCAGTAACCTGCTGTTCACCACCACGCTTTCCAGTACCTCCACTGTCGGAGTTACCGGAGCCGGTGGCACTGCCATCCGCACCTTCAGCCGCGATGCCAACAGCGATGCCTACATCGCCAGCGTTGA